AGTTTTCCATAATGGAATAGCCTTTGATGTCCCAGTATTAGAAGAAGTCTGGGGCATAGACTTTAAGGATGTTTTTATACATGATACTCTTTTGCTAAGTCAGTTGGATAACCCAAGAAGAGAGGGTGGTCATTCATTAGCTAGCTGGGGTGAGTACCTAGGCTATCCTAAAGGGGACCATGATGACTGGACAAAACTAAGTGACGATATGGTTGCCTATTGCATACAGGATGTAAAAATAACTTCTCAATTGTATCGCTTGCTAATGCAGAAAGGATTGAGTGAGGATGCTATTGATTTAGAGTATTCTATTAAAAGGCAATGCTCAGTACAGGAGAAAAATGGGTGGCTATTTGATGAGCATGGTGCTATGCATTTGCAACAACGAGTTAATGATGACTTAAGAAAAGCAGAGCAGGAAGTACATAAGACTTTTGCACCCCTGCCTGTATGGGTTAGTAAGAAACCAGTAGATAATAGATTTAAAGCAGATAATACAAGGACAAAGTATTACCAAGATGAGGTAGACCTTGGTTGCTATACTAATGATGATGAAGACTATGGGTACTGGACTTATCCAGAATTAAATTTAGGTAGCAGGCAACAGGTAGGCAGGCACCTTATGCATTATGGTTGGAAGCCTAGTATATTTACAGAGACTGGTAAGCCTAAGGTGGATGAGTCTACACTTAAGGATGTGGACATTCCAGAGGCACAGCTGATAGCTAGATACTTAATGCTACAGAAAAGACAGGGCCAGATTAAAGGATGGTTGGATGCTCTAGATGAAAGAACTGGTAGAATACACAGTCGAGTTCATACTATGGGCACTGTCACACACCGCATGTCTAGCAGTAATCCAAATTTACAGCAGGTTACAGCCAGTGGTAAAGAATATGGCCCAGAGATGAGAGCATTATTTACTGTACCAGAGGATAAGGTACTCGTAGGTGCTGACTTATCTGGACTGGAGTTAAGATGTCTTGCACACTATATGAACGATAAGAATTACACAAAAGAAATATTAACTGGTGATATACATACAGCCAATCAAAAATCAGCTGGTCTGGATACAAGGGATAAGGCAAAGACATTTATATATGCATTCTTGTATGGTGCAGGTGATAAGAAGATAGGTAGTATTGCAGGTGGCGGTATAGAAGAGGGCAAGAGACTTAAAGAGAACTTCTTGAATAATACACCAGCCTTAAAGAAGCTAAGATACAGGGTTAATAAGGCATCTGATAAAGGATACTTGAATGCTTTGGATGGCAGGAAAATTAGGGTTAGGAGTGAGCATGCATCCCTTAACTTCCTACTCCAGAGTGCTGGTGCTATCATAGCTAAGAGAGCTTGGGATATTTTTCATGGTCTTGCACAATATGAGGGGCTGAAGTATAAACAAATTGGTGTCATACATGATGAGATTCAGATTGAATGTAATCCAAATGATGCAGACTATATTGGCATGCTTATTGTAGATGCTATGAAAGAGACAACAAATTATTATAAATTAAACTGTCCAATAACTGGGGAGTATAAAATAGGGAGGAGCTGGAATGAAACGCACTAATGAATTTAAGGTTGACTGGAATGAACACAGAATCCCAGACAACATCAACCCAGAGCATTACACACAAGGTATAGAGTGTATTGATTATATTACCTCAAAGAATATGAGTTTTCTTGAGGGCAATGTGGTAAAATATGTCACTCGATATAAGATGAAGAATGGATTAGAGGATTTAAAGAAAGCACAATGGTATTTGAATCGTCTAATAGAAATTACAATGAGGGAGAAAAATAATGAAAGTAGCAAACAGTAAAAACATACACACGCTAATACCAGATGTGTATGAAGTAATGAAGTCTAAGAATTATGATGGAGACTTAGGTGCAATAGCTATGCAGGCTGGGCGAGAAGTAGAGGAGGCTATTAAGAATGCCTTTGAGCCTTACGAACAAAAAGCAGGACTAAGAATGTCTGGCATAGGTAGATGTGAGAGAGCACAATGGTATGCTGTTAAAGGATATACTCCAGAAGAAATAGATGGTAATGTTTACCTCACTTTCTTACAGGGCCATGTTCTTGAGGCTGTTCTTGTAGCTCTTATTAAACTAGCAGGGCATGAGGTAAAGGACCAACAAAAGAAACACACTGTAGAGGGAGTTAATGGCTCACAGGATTGTACTATTGATGGTGAGCTAGTGGATATTAAGACAGCTAGTGCTTGGTCTTGGGACAACAAGTTTACGCCCACTGGTATAGCAGATGATGGCTTTGGTTATGTCAAGCAGTTATCTGCATATGGTAAGAATGACAACAGAGAGCATGGTTACTTCCTTGCTTTAAATAAAAATAAATCAACTCTTAAGTTATGTAAGCAAGAACTTGAGCAGGATGTTGATACTTTTATTGTTGACTTAAAAGATAAGATGGAATCTGATACACCGCCAATGAGATTAGCTAAGGCTACTACTCTAACCAAACAAGGGGAAGAGAAGTTGTGCATGACATGTTCATTCTGCAATTTTAAGAATGACTGTTATGGTAGTCTAATAGCAAGACCAATCCCATCTGGCAAGATAACTAATTATTTTGTTGACAATACAGGAGCCAGCTTTTGAAACAGCTACCAGAGTTAAAGGCCTACATTGCAAAGACATATGATACCTGTCTTATATGCGATGAGTTAGAGATAGAGCCAGAGGATTTACTAGATGCATTTGAAAATAAACTAATAGAAAAGAAAGATAGATTTCTAGAAGACTTTGAGGAGCAGTAAATGGGATTAGAATATGTAATAATATGCAGTGTACTAATAATAGCAGGAGCTGTTACAGTATACTTTACAAACAAACAATCATATGAAAAAGGTATTACTACTGCTGTGTTATTACACAGGAATGGTAGACTAAAGTATTATGATTATTATGATGAACAAGGCGAAAGAATGGTTGACATTGAAATCGCACCAATGGAGGATGAAGAATGAATACACTACCAAATGACTACCAAAACTTTATAGCACTAAGCAGGTATGCTAGATGGCTACCAGAAAAGAAGAGAAGAGAAACATGGAAAGAGACTGTTGCTAGATACTTTGATTTTATGGAGCAACACCTAAAAGAAAATACAAATCAAGAGTTAGTACCTAAGACTAGACAAGTATTAGAGGATGCAGTATTAAACCTAGAAGTTATGCCTAGTATGAGAGCACTAATGACTGCAGGTAAAGCACTAGCAGATAATAATATAGCAGGATATAACTGTGCCTATCTAAGTGTTGACCATCCAAAGGCATTTGATGAAGCCTTGTATGTATTAATGCATGGCACTGGTGTTGGCTTTAGTGTTGAGAGACAATTTGTTAACAAGCTACCAGAGGTACCAGAAGAAATGGTAGATGTTGATGATGTTATTGTTGTACAGGATAGTAAAGAGGGCTGGCAATCTGCATTTCGTAAGCTGATTACCTATCTTTATGATGGTGAGATGCCTAAGTGGGACTTCTCAAAGATTAGACCTAAGGGTGCTAGGCTTGCTACCTTTGGAGGCCGGGCCAGTGGACCAGAGCCATTGCTTGACTTGTTTCATTTCTCTACTAATTTGTTTAAGGATGCAGTAGGTAGAAAATTAACTAGCTATGAGGCACACCGTATGATGTGCAAGATAGCAGAGGTAGTTGTAGTGGGTGGAGTTAGGCGTAGTGCATTGATTTCCCTAAGTAATTTGACCGATGAGCGTATGCGTAATGCTAAGAGTGGTCAGTGGTGGTCCGATACACCAGAGATGGCTTTAAGTAATAATAGTGTGTGCTATACAGAGAAGCCGGACATTGGAATCTTTATGAAAGAATGGACTTCTTTATATGAATCTAAGTCTGGTGAGCGTGGTATATTCAATAGAGAAGCAGCAATTAAACAGGTAGCTTCTATTGGCAGAAGAGATACTGACCATGACTTTGGTTGTAATCCCTGCAGTGAAATTATATTAAGAGATGGGCAGTTCTGTAACTTAACAGAGATTGTAGTAAGAGGTGATGACACACAAAAAGATATAATGCGTAAGGCTAGGTTAGCTACTATACTGGGTACATTCCAAGCATCACTAACAAATATTAAAAGATTACGACCTAAGTGGGTTAAAAATACAGAAGAAGAATCCTTATTAGGAGTATCATTAACTGGTATAATGGACAATAGTTTTATGAATGGTTCTGTAGACTCAGAATCCTTACCTAAGTTTCTTGAGAAAGTTAGAAAGGAAGTAGTGTCTGTGAATAAAGATTGGTCAGAGATGCTAGGCATTACTCAAGCTACTGCTACTACTGCTATTAAACCTAGTGGTACAGTTAGCCAGTTAGTAGACAGTGCCAGTGGCATACATACCAGACATAATGATTATTATTTTCGTAGAGTAAGAGCAGATGCCAAAGACCCCATAGCCCAGCTAATGGAGGACCAAGGCATCCCTTGTGAACCGGATGTAATGAAACCTAATAGTGTTAAGGTGTTTACATTCCCTATGAAAGCTCCAGATGGTGCTGTATTAAGGAATGATAGGACTGCTATTGAACAGTTGGAACTGTGGCTTACATATCAAAGACATTACTGCGAACATAAACCAAGTGTTACTGTAAGTGTTAGAGAACATGAATGGATGCAGGTAGGTGCGTGGGTATATGAGCACTTCGATGAGGTAAGTGGTGTTAGTTTCTTACCACACTCGGACCATTCATATCAACAAGCACCATATGAAGATTGTAGTAAGAAAGAATATAATGAACTGGCTAAGAAAATGCCTAAGTCTGTTGACTGGGAATTGATTAGTCAGTATGAGCTAACAGATATGACAGTGGGTACAAAGACATTGGCATGTACTGGTAGTGTTTGTGAATTAGTTGACTTAGTTGAGGAAGAAAGGGAAATAGAATGAATACGATATTATTAATAATAGTTTTGCAAGTTATTGTTATTAGCTTAACTGGATGCAGTGCTTTTGAAGAGAAGATACACCAGCAAGAGGTAGAACAACAACAATTAAATTGCTCACCACCACACGACAGGCTGTGTGTAGGGTGGATGATATGAGAGTAAGTTTAATGCGAAAGCTATGGAAAGAAAAGGTAGAGGTGCCTGCTCTAGAGAAAAAGATAGAGAAAATCCTCAAGGCGATAGATGTTAAACTAAAAGAAAGGAGTAAAGATGTTAGAGAAAATTAAGAATGGTGCCGATGGTGCTATAGATGTAGGTATTAAGTTGATTAGTTTATCAATTGTATTACAGATTATCTTTGGACAAAAGGTAGCCTTCCTTACAGGAAATGTAATTGGTTCTATACTTGATATAGTTTGGACTCTTGGTAATGCAGGACTAGCAGGAATAATCGCAGCCG